TCGCTGAGCCGCGGTCCCGAATAGCATAGCCTCGACGGTCCCCGGCTCGAGCGGGTCGAGACCCTTAATCCCGTTAATGCCGTTGACGAGCTCTTTAATCTGATTGAGCTCGGACTCGGGGTCGTCGAGAGCGGCCTCGAGGCGTGCCCGACGGGTCTCGGCGTTAAGGCGGGAGAGGCCGTCGCGCCACTGGACGACGAGCTCGTCGAGCTGTTCTTGGAGAGCGGCCTTACGGTCCGCGGCCCCCTGTATGATGCCGTTCACAATGGCCGCACCCGCACCGACGGCGATACCGGCGACGCCGAGCGCGGGTCCGAGGGACGTAAACGTCTCTAGGATGGTGTCCTTAAAATCACCGCCCCGGAACGCCTCCCCGATGTTCTCGGAGAACTCGGCCCCGACCTCGGATCCGGTCTCGCCCATTTTGCCGCGGAACCCGGAGTCGGAGTCTATGTCCTGTCCGGCCCGGTCGAAATCGTTTGACATGTCCGCGGCGGCGGCGGCGGACGCCCGACGGAGATCGTCGAGCTCACGTTGGACGCCGTCGGTCGAGACGTTGTCGAGCTCGTCCGCGGCCCGCTCGGCTTGCTCGAGCTCGGTAACGATCTTGTCCGTCTTAAACTCGCTCTGGTCCGTGATGAAGCGAGCAACGAATGCGCGGACCCCTTTACTCGCCATGGAGAGCGGCCTCCCACTCGAGAACGGCGTCGTTAAACGCCTCGAGCCACGCGGCGTAAATGTCCTCGGCGTTCCGGTCGAGCGTCGGGGTAATCCAGTGGCCGCGGGAGTCGTAGCTCGGGAGCTGCCGGGTAGCGGACGACTCGTTGACGTCCGTGATCGTGACCCGTCGGGCGGTCGACGAGCGGCGGGACGTCACCCGGTTACGGACGGTCCCGCGGCGGTCGACGTAGCTCTCGACGTATTGCGATTGAGCTCGGCGGGCGTACTCGTCGAACCCTTTACGGGAGACGTCCTTAGTCGTCCCGGTCGAGAGCTGTACCGAGACGTAGTCGTCCCCGCCCTTAGCTCCGAACTCGTACCACCATGGCATAGCCTGCGGGCGGTAGGTCGCGTTCGGCCGGTTAAACCCGGAGAACTTGCGACCCCGCGGTGATACTCGGAGCTCGACAACGTGTTTCAGCTTGCCCCCGCGGGCACCGGTCCGCCCCGTCGACACCCAACCTCGGAGAACGGCGTAGACGTTCGGGTAAAGCCCCCGGGGGACGGAGGCTTTAACGAGGTCGGCTACGCCGTCGGCGACGTCGTCGGTTGCTTTACCCGCGAGGGTGGCGAACTCTTGCGGGAGAGTCTTTAGCAATAGCTGAGCCCGCTTGAGATCGGCCGCGTAGGCGTCCGACGTCCCGAGTAATCCGCGAGACATTCGTCGACCCTACGGAGCTGCAGGGTAGATGAAATCGGGAGCGCCGAGTACCGGCAGAGCCGCGGTCGAGGCGGCGGGAGAGTTGACGGTCCCGCCGACTGTGACGGCGACGAGACGACATTCCCCCGTAATCTCGACCCCGCCCTCTTGCGGGGTGAACGAGAATAGAGCGACCTTGCCCGCGTTCGCGTTTAGGACGGCGACGAGGCTCGACGCGGTCAGCCATTCCTGCTGTATCCCGAGGTTAAGAGTCCACTCGACCGTACCGACGTCCTGTCCGACGCCGTCCGGGCATCCGGTCGTCCATTTCTGGACCTCTTGCGACGGGACGAGCTGAGCGTCGTTAATCGAGCAGTTGTATTCCGTGTCGTCGATCTTGAGCGAGATCGTCTTAGTAACGTATCCGACGGCGGCCATTCGGCTAACTCCTAACGGTTAGAGAGAGATCGAGACACGGCGTCGAGTCCCGGTAGACGGTGCGGGTCGTGCTATTCCACTCGACGGACTCGGGGAGAGCGTCGAGACAGGGATCGTGCCAGAGCTCGAGAGCGGCGTCCGCTACCCCGGGCTCTGTCTGCGGGACTGCCAGTAGGACACGGACCGTCGTCGCCAGGACACACCCGGTTACGTCCGGCTCTGAGCGTTCGAGCATGACGACGGCGAGAGCTTCGGACGGGGTCGCATCCGGTAACGAGTCGCGGACCGTCAACCCGTCGACGGTGCGGAGAGCGTCGACGACGATCATACGGGCCGACGTTAGGTGGCTCATCGGGCGATCACTCCCCGATGCGGTCGGAGTGAGGCTTTAACCGTTCGGGTGAGCTCGGGCGGGCGGATAGCGGCCTCCCCGAGTGAGAGTAGGCCCCCGGTAGCGTTCTCGAACGACCAGAGATCCCGGGCGTCGTAGATGTTGGCGAGCTGTAGCCGAGCGGGGATCGGGTCGGCGTCCCCGGGGGATTTCGCCCCGAGGTACGCCGAGCACCGTTCCTGCGCGGCGTCGAGTAGAAACCGGAGCCGCTCGTCGTCGGATGGAGCGTCGGCCCACTCTCGACGAGCGAGCTCGAGCGTTACCCATTCGGGAACGAGCGGCATCCGGTCTCTACCCTTCCGCTTACTTTGCTCGACGAGCCGCGGGCGGCGTCGCGGTGAGCTTGACGATCCCGGCAGGGGTGAACGAGCCGAACGCGCCCATTCCCCACACGGCGACGTCGCGCCCGAGCTTTGCGACGTCCTCGGCAACGGCCGGGAACGGTCCGACCTCGAACCACGACGCCGCGGCGGCGTTCGAGACGATCACCGCGTCGGCCGCAAGGTGTCGAGCATGGAGCACCGGCAACCCGGAGAGGTTCACCGCGAGAGACGCGGCGTCACCCGTACCCGTTGCGTTCTGTGTCCCGTACTGTCCGGGCCACACGGACGCGGCCGAACCGAGCTCGACGAACTTTGTCGTTCCCGCGAGCACGAACGAGGCCGGGAGGCCGGTAGCGAGCTCGACCTTTACCGACGCCTCGAGCAGAGCGGCGCGGATAGACACGCCGTTGTCGTCGAGAGCGGGGTCGTAGCTAACCTCTCCCGAGGCGGCGGCGAACGCGGACAGAGCGGCTACGGCGTTCGACTTGGCACCGTAGGCCGCAAACATGATTCGGTCGTGAGCTTCCTGGTAGCTCGGGCTCGACCGGGTGAGCAGTTGGTACGAAATGTCCGACGCGGCGGAGAGGGTGGCGAGATCCGCGGACCCTTTCTTAATGTCGATCCGTACCGAGTTCACCTCCGTTTTCTCGGTGGCCTGCTCGGCGACGATAGCGTCGATGTCGCCGTCGAAATACGGCCACGAGACGTCCATACCCGACTCGCCCGGAGCCTCGACGCCGAACGCCTCGATCACGGGGCGGGACTGCGAAACGATCCCCTTTACCTCTGTCACCCAATGCGGCGGCAGGACCCCCGGGTTATTCGTCGTGATCTGGTCGACGAGCGCGAACCGCTCGACGTCCCCGGCCCGGACCGCGGCGCGGTACGCGGACAGACTGGCGAAACGTGCGAGCGGGTGCGCCGATGGTGCGCCCGAGCTGTGGACGCGGGCGTCGATCATGGCGGCAACGTCGGCCGCGGAGAGGCGGACGGCGGCGGACACGCGGCGGCGTCCGAGGGTCTCGTCGGTCGGCGTGCTCGAGGCGTCCGCGGGTGCGTCCGCGGGTGCGGCGTCCTCGGGTACCTCTGGGGCGGTTGGAATCAGGGTGCCCGAGAGCGTCCCCGTAAACTCCCCGTTAACGGGGATCTCGTCGGCCATTGTGCTATTCCCTTCGGTTGTCGTGGCCGCGGACGCGGCTACGTCTAAGATTCGGGCACCGTCAAACGCGGGGCGGCGGACGTGCCCGAGATGCTGTATCCGCCACCGTAGAACGTCGATTACGCCGTCGGGTCCGGGTGCGGACTCGAGGATCTCGACCCCTGCAGAGAACGACGCCCGAGCACCCTCGACGGCCTCGACGAGAGCGTCGTCCCCGTCCCGAGTCGTGAACACTCGAGCAACGGCCCGGAGAGCACCGTCGACGGCCTCGAGCATGACGCGCCCGATAGGACGGTCGTCGTCGTGCTCGCGGACGAGGTCGACGGCCTCGTCGACGTTCTCGGGCGGGGCGGCGAACCGGTACCGGAGACCGGAGTTAGACGCCGGACCGGACGGGACGCCGAACGGGACCGCTACCCCGCGTAGGGTGCGGCGCGGGAGCTCGGCGGAGAGCGCGGCGTCGGGTGTCTGCCACGCAACGTCGAGAGTCGTCGTCATCGTCTGTGAGCCTCTCGGAGTAGTGTCCCGCGGTGTATGTCGAGCTCGTGCGTCTCGAGCTCGTCGGCGGAGAGGGTGGCGAGGGTGTCGTCGGCGTCGTCCGAGGGTGCCATCGGCTCGAGTGCGCGGGCCTCGTCGGGTGTCAGGACACCGGAGCTAATCAGGGACGCCCAAATCTCTGAGCGTGTCTTGGGGTCGTCGCGGACGTAAGGATCGACGTCGAACCGGACCGTCTGACCGCGGCGGGTCACGACGTCGGACGATAGCGTTTGCTCGATCACGGAGAGCCACGGACGGAGAGCCTCGACGAGCTCGCGGCGGCGGTCGACCCGGTTCGAGTATGTCATCGACGACCCGGACGGCGCGTCGATAGCGTCCGCGGGTAGGCCGACGAGCTGAGCGAGCGTCGTCGAAACGAACTCTCGACCCTCGACGAGCTGTAGCTCCCTCGCGCTAAACCCGTTTGTTTCGAGGTCGGCGGACTGTAGAAACCCGACGCCTGTCCGTTGCCGAGAGGCGATGTAGTTGTCGACGAGCTCGTCGATCTCGTCGAGGTCGAGATACGTCCCGTCCGACGACTTGATCGTCTGCGACGGGACCGGGGCGGCGGCGTAGTTTAGAGCGGCCCGCTCGAGCATGAGAGCTGTCTCGAGGGTCGTCGCGCCCGCGTGTCGTAGGCCACCGAGCCCGCCACCGTCGAACCGGATTAGGCGGCGGGGAGACTCGACGGGTGCGCCGTCGAGTAGCAGAGTCCCGACGGCGTCGGGGTCTGCAGGGTCGAGGATCTCGGTAACCCTCGACGGGCGGATCCGCTGAAAGGTCTGCGGCCGGTCGTCGGCGGCGTAAAGCTGTGAGCTGAGCCAATACGCCGAGTCGTACCAGAGCAGATCGTCGACGGTGCGGAATAGCACCCAAGACAGAGTCCGATTCGGGTCCGGTTGCGTCATCCACGGTAGCGGCTCGAGGCGGGTCCGGTCCCGGTAGAGCCCGAGGCCGAACGTCGAGATCGTGCCCGCGAGGATCCCGCGAGCTCGGCGGT